ATATTAATACAGGCAATACAATTACAGTTTATCCTGAATCTATTGTTACGGCAGGAACAGTTGTTTCTCAGTATATTAGATATCCTAAAGACCCTAATTGGACGTATGCTACATTAAATGCAGGAGAACCTTTGTTTGATGAGTCAGCATCTGATTATCAAGACTTTGAGCTACCTTTATCAGATCAAGTTAATCTTATAAACAAAATATTGCAATACGCAGGTATGTCAATACGAGAAATAGCACTAACTCAATTTGGTCAAGCGGAAGAACAAATGGACGATAAACAACAAGGATAAGACATGGCATATATAACAGATTATCAGTACTATGAAAACGGAGGATTAAATCCTGAAGATGCTAATTGGGGTTCGTATCAATACATATCTTTAAATGATATAGTAAATAACTTTATGGTTATGTATGTTGGAAACGACAAACTAATTAATAATGTTGAGAGGTATAACATTGTGTTCCATGCAAAGAGAGCTATACAGGAATTAAACTATGATTCTTTAAAAGAAATTAAGATACTTGAATTACAAGTTTGTGATACATTAAGATTTGTATTGCCAAAAGACTATGTTAATTGGGTTAGAATATCAATGTATAGAGATGGAACATTGTTTCCATTGACTGAAAATATTCAAACTAATTGGAGTGACGCATACTTGCAAGATAATAATTGCAGAATTTTATTTGACCAAGATGGTAATGTTTTAAAACCTGAAAACTCTACATTAGACATTAATAGAATAACAGGTAGCAATAAAACTATATACCTAAACCAACAAAGCCCATACAATGGACAAGAGGGTTATTTTTATAATGGCCTATGGTATTTTGAATATCCTGTTGGAGCTAGATATGGTTTAAATACAGAGACAGCAAACGCTAACCCTACGTTTAAAATAAACAAAAAAGGAGGTGTTATTAACTTTAGCTCAGACATGGCAGATGAGTTGGTAGTTCTTGAGTATGTATCTGATGGAATGGAGAATGGAGACGACTCTGAGATAAGCGTAAACAAGCTATTTGAAGAGTTTGTATACTCCTATATGAAGTATGTAATACTATCAAGTAAGTATGGAGTGCAGGAATACATCATAAACAGGTCTAGAAAAGAGAAATCAGCGCTTCTAAGGAACGCAAAACTTAGATTGAGCAATATACACCCAGGAAGATTATTAATGAATCTAAGAGGTCAAAACAAGTGGATAAAATAATATGGCAAAGATTCAAAAGAATTTCATAAAAGGGCGAATGAATAAAAGCGTTGATGAACGATTAGTTCCTCAAGGTGAATACATTGATGCTTTAAATATACGACTAGGTTCAAGTGAAGGAAATGAAATTGGAGCTGTAGAAAACTCAAAGGGAAATGAGTTATTAGTACAGGTTAAATTTATGGGGCAACCATTAGGCGAAAAAGCTAAGTGTATTGGAGCTTATGAAGATGGAGCAAACGAAACTATATATTGGTTTATTAACGACCCAACTAATGGTCAATCAAGCGTGACAGGAAAAGTTGATTTAATAGTCTCTTTTAATATTAGATTAGGTTCAATTTTTTATCATGTAATATCTACTTCAGTGTTAAATTTTGATAGTAAATACTTGATAAACGGAATAAACCTAATTGATGGTTTATTGTTTTTTACTGATAATTTAAATCCTCCTAGAAAAATAAATATAGATAGAACTTATTTATCTCCTGTATCTGGGGTAGACAGTGTTACAGAACAAGACATTGGCGTTATATTAGCACCTCCATTAAACTCACCTATTATAGAGCAGTTTAATTTGGGCGGTGATGAAAACTACATGGAAGAATTATTATTAAGTTTTGCATATAGATGGCAATATGAAGACGGAGAGTATTCAGCTATATCTCCATTTTCACAAACTGCATTTAGCCCTGGCCCTTTTAGATTGGATTATAGTACGTTTGACAATAATGCAATGCTTAACACTTTTAATAGTGTAAAAATAACTTTTGAAACAGGCGGTAGAAATGTAATTGCAGTTGATGTTCTTTTTAAATTTTCTACAAGTCAAAACGTAAATGTAATAGAAAGGTTTAAAAAAATAGATGAAGGCTGGTCTGATAATGAATCTAAAGATATTACGTTTACTAATAAAAAAATATTTACAGCATTACCCGCAGAGCAATTACTTAGGTTATTTGACAATGTACCAAGAGTCGCACAGGCACAAACATTAATGGGCAATAGATTAATGTACGGAAATTATGTTGATGGGTATGATGTTGCTAATAGTTTAGGTAAGCAGATAGATATAGACTATGATTTAAATGTTATATCAACTCCGTTAACCTCAGAAGAAATAGAAGCAGATAAATCTCTTGTAATTTACAATATAGGAATATCTAAACCTGTTGATGACGCTAAAATAACAATAGACTTTGGAGGATTAGAGTTAATTGAAGGCGCTCAAATAGGTGTGGAGTTTAATTACAGAGGAAGTCAGTTTAATGGAAGTTCTGATTATGATGATGGAACTCAACCTGAAAATACATTTGTTTTTACATTTTTGTTTAATTTACAAAGAGATTACTCAAGCGTTTTTGATTTAGCTAGTAGCCCAGAATTTGAAATTGCTATAGGAACAGAAAGTTTTGTACCACCTAGCGAATCAAGTTGTTTTGATACTGCTTTAGTGGACGGAACAAGAGGTTCTTCATTAACTGACATTTATAACTGTCAAATAGTAGCTAAAAGCGAATGGGTTTTTGATAAGTTCGGTATAACCGAAACAAATCAAGGGATTGGCATTACAACTTCTTTAGGTAGCGATGAGATAGGATTTACTCTACCTGCTTTAAGATTTCAAAAACTAGATTTAACTGACCCTGAAAATCCTGTTTTTTACAATCCACCAATATTAGCGTATGAGTATATTTCAGCTATAGATGGAGTGGGGTTATATTCTAAAGACGCTTCTAAACAATCATTACACAGTAATAGAGATTATGAGATTGCTATTGTTTATATGGATGAGTATGGGCGTAGCAGTACTGCATTAGTAGACACAGATAATACTGTATTTGTTTCATGCAGTAGCTCAATTAATCAAAACAACATTAGGGTTCAACTAAATAATTTACCTCCTTATTGGGCAACAAAATATAAATTTGTTATAAAAGAATCTGAGGGAGAATACAGAACTGTTTACTCTCAAATATTTTTTTCAGAGGAAGAAACAGGAAATATATGGTTTAAACTTGAAGGAGACAACAGAGACAAAGTAAAAGACAATGATATTTTATATGTAAAAAGAGACACTACAGGAGCTGTGTTAAGTTGTGCTAGCACAAAAGTTTTAGCTTTTGAAAGTCAAATAGAAGATTTTTTATGTCAAAAGAATAGCGATGGCCTGCCTATAGATAGTAGTTGTCAACAACCTGCTGGAACATATATGAAATTAAGGCCATCAGGATTTAATGCTAGTGCGCCAGAAAATTCTAGAATTTCAGAATTTGGTGATGCTAGAGCAGAACTTTTTCCATTTGGTATAATAAAAGATTATCCTGTAGCATCAGTATCTGCTAGCCTTCAAGTTCCAGGTTCAGATCCTGCTACGTTTGAGCCTTACGATATTCCTGCTGGAAGTATTGTTGAGATAAAATTAAATGCAATTAGAAACAATAGAGGTGGTAATTGTCAAAGTCGTGTTTACAAGTACAATAAAACTTTTACAGCAAGCAATAACTATGACAGTTTATACGATTGGGCTGTAGGAGATAATATAGACTTTACAAATGGCGAAGACACTGGAGGTGAGTCAAATGCAATTTCCTTTGATCAAACTATATATCCCTATCCTGTAAGCGGTGTTGATGCACCTCCACCACTTAATACAAATCCAAGCCCTAATTCATCAGGGCAAAGTGTTGTATTTTTTCAAAAAGATGAGGAAACAGGGGAACTATATATGTCTTTTGGTTCTGGTACTCCTCCATGTACTGGTTTAACTATTAAGAACTCATTTGTAGACATTGAAACTATAATAACTAGAGCTTCAACTTTGATGATATTTGAGACTGAGCCAATCCCTGCCAATGACGAGTTGTATTACGAAAATGAGCAGACATTTGATATTGTTAATGGGTTTCATTTATCAGGAAGTGAAGATGCTGACCAAGACCAAACAGCTAGTTTACCAGCTATAATAGACTTAACATTTTTTAATTGCTATGTTTTTGGTAATGGTGTAGAGAGCGACAGGGTGTTAGATGCCTTAGTAAAGCCAGCTCTATCACTAGGAGAAAAAGTAACTTCAGTAGCTGAAGAGCAATACAGAGAAATACATCGTTCCTCTGATATAACCTATAGCGGTAACTTTAATCAAGAAACAAACTTAAATAAGTTAAATCAATTTAATTTGGCTTTAGCAAACTTTAAGACATTAGAGACTTCTTACGGACCTATTAGAAAAATGCACGCAAGGCAGACAGATGTACTTACACTCCAAGAAGATAGAGTATCTTATGTTTTAGTTGAAAAGAACTTACTTTCTGATGCGTCAGGAGGTGGAGCATTAACTTCTGTGCCAGAGGTTCTAGGTAAGCAAATAGCTAGGTCTGAAGAGTATGGTATTAGTAATAACCCTGAGAGTTTTTCTTCATATGGTCCTGATGTTTATTTTACAGATGCTAAGAGAAGTAGTGTAATAAATTTAAAAGGAGAATCTAAAGGTGGTATTTCAGACAAGCTTTCTGTTATTTCTCAAGTAGGAATGAGGAGTTGGTTTAGAGATTTATTTATTGATTCTTTTGACACTCAAAAATTAGGTGCTTTTGATCCATACATGAATGAGTACGTATTAAATTCTAATGAAGTATTAATACCTCAAAAAACTGTAAAAAGAAATTGTGGATATACTTTAATTCAAAATGATTCTGAATCTGCTATTTCTTTTGACTTAGACTGCACAACTTTAATTGGAGATGTATCTATTGATTACATAATTTCATCTGCAAATGGAGTAAACATATCTGTTGTTTATAATGGAGTTAGTGTATTAGACACCAACGTACTATCGACAGGAAGTGTTTCTTTTACAAAATCACAAACAAATCCTACTTTAGCGCAGGTTACAATAACACCAATAGGAGTTGCTAGTTACGAAATGACATTTGGATGCCCTCAAGGAGAGCAACTAACAGTTACTCAAATTGTTGTTAATTTTGAAGGAGAAGCGTCAAAAACAACCACAACAAGATATAGATGGGAGTTGGCGGGAGATTCTAGTCCATACAATACAAATTCTATTGTTCTTGATGATGACGGAGTTTCATTATTTCAATCGCAAACAAATCAAGAGTCATTTGGTTCTATACCGACAGAGGGTTCTACTGTTACAATGCAAAGTAGACAAGGAGCAGGTCAGAGTTTTGAGTTTGACCCTGCTAGAGATAAGTTTAAATATTTAGTTTCAAATGTTAAATACACTGAAGCAACTATAAACAATTTACTACCACTATTAAATACAGCCACTCCAATTACAGGTGGTCCGTTGAATTATGAGGCTTCTTTTACATATAACAATACGTTTAATGCTAATTATTTATATCTTGTATGGGATTTTAGAGAAGCAACATCAATTGAATTGTGTTATAACCAAACAAACAAAGTAGATGCGTGTTGTGATTGCGCACCTTAAAAATTAAAAAATAATGAGCTTAGTAAATAAATATATTAATTCAGACGACTTTGACACTGCGACTGGAATTTATAATGATGTTAATTTAACAATATTAGCACCAGATGGATTCTATCAGTCTGGAGGAAGATATAGACAGCAACTACAGGGTGTTTTAGGACCTTCGTTAGCTTGTCCTGATTGTAGTCCTAGGTCATTGTATAGAACAGATGATGAAACTAGTGTTTGTGATAATTACTGTACTAGTTCAGCTTACGCTATGGACACTGAGTTTGCAACAATTCCTGCAAGAGATTATGAAGATTTAACTATTGGAGATGAGATTGTTGGTGGACTAGCGAATAACGGCTTTTACGCTGTTTCTCCATACATAGCAACTACAGGTGCTGATAAAGGTTTATGGAAAATATTGGATATAGAAAACGATATAATAATTAATATTAGTGAATGCGGAGCTACGCAGTGTCAAAACCTATAAAAAACAATGAGAGAAAATTATACTTTAACATATAGTGAGTCTGTAAATGGATGGCCTTCATTTTACAGCTATTTCCCTGATTTTGCTTTGGGAATGAATCAATATTTATATTCTTTTAAGGGTGGTAATCTTTATAGGCATAATACCAATGAAACAAGAAACAATTATTATGGAGTTAATTATGAGTCTACAATAACAGGTGTATTCAATGAACAGCCAACAACTACTAAAGTATTCAAGACCATTGAGCTAGAAAGTGATGATGCCTGGAATTGTGAATTAGTATCTGATCTTGGAGCAGGGTACATGCCAGATAGTTATTTTGTTGAAAAGGAAGGGGCTTTCTTTGCCTTTATAAGAAGACTAGAAGGGGTTGATAATTTAGCGTTAAGGTCAGCTCAAGGAATAGGTACACTTGTAAGTTCAGCTGGAACAGGGCCAGGGCCTATAT